GCCTGGAGCGAATCGAACCGTGAAGCCTCATGGAGGACAGGGATCCCATGGTTGAGATCATAGGAGGGCCACCCTCGGCCCCTGGATGGCTTGCCGAACGTCTCGGTAAGGCCTCACCCTCGGATGGAGATCGAGAGAAGAATCTTCATCTTGAAGACAACGGCCAAGTCGTAACCGATCCGGTCAAGACGAAGCATTCGATCTTTCACCACGGAGTACAGAGGAGATTTTGATGGATTGGGACAAGGTACTAACGCTACTTCATGTCGCCACGACGGCGAATGACTTCCCGAAGTTGCATCACATTCGCAACGCGGCCATGGCTGAACTTGAAGCAATGGACGCTACAGAACCCCAAGAGGAGGACGAATAATGGCTCGCCGACCAATCATCGAAGAGGCCTACAAGTCTATGCCTCGGGCTCCATCTGGCTTGTCCCGCCCTGGCCAACGAGACGTTCGGAATTACTCTCCGCCGAAGGGCCCGACGAATATCACAGAAGCGAAAGCCCCGGGCCTCCATGGGGATGGCCAGAGCGGAACAGAGTACTGTGGCTTGCAGAACGAGACTGATTACAATCCGGAAAGTTCTGGCTCGGCCGGCCTTGGTGGAGACTCCGTTCGCTGTTGTGGGTCGCAGGGACGACACTGATGGAAACCATTGGTTGGGCTGTTAAACAGATGCACAATGGCGAGAGAGTCCGCCGTTCGGGTTGGAATGGCAAAGGGATGTGGTTAGCGTTGGCTAACTTTGCCACTCTCGAAAGTGGGTCGCATACCTTGCCATTCGTTTATATGGCCACAGTACAGGGCGATCTCGTGCCTTGGCTGTGCTCGCAAACTGATCTTCTCGCCGCCGATTGGGAGATCGCTGCGTGACCTCCCCCGTCGATATCGCCAATCGCGCTCTAGCTGCTATCGGCACACGCTCGACGGTGGCCTCACTCAATCCTCCGGACTCGAATGAGGCCATCCAAGCCAACATCTATATCGACACTTGCCGGCGCCAAGTCCTCCGCATGGCTCCCTGGAACTCAGCGAAGAACTACAACGTGATGACGCTGATCTGCGCCGCTCCAGGTACGCCAGAGAATCCATCCGCAGGCACCACTGCTTGGCAAAAGGGTCAACCTCCACCTCCGTGGGTCTATGAATACGCATATCCGAGCGATTGCCTCCGTCCTCTATTCGTGGTTCCTCAGTTCACTACTGGTTTCACTGCCGGTGTTCCTATCACTACTGCTATTACTGGTGGCGCTCCTAATTTCTGGTCTGGACCCCCGGTGAAGTTCGCTGTAGGGGTCGATCAGGTCGTCAACGGTGTCCCTGCTGTAGGAGGCCCTGATGTCAAGGTCATCTGGACTAACCAAGAGTTCGCCGTTCTCGCTTATATTAAGGATCTTTCTAATCCGGACGTTATGGATGATCAGCTTCAGGAAGCCTGGGCGATGCACTTGGCTGCGCGGCTTACGATCGCGCTTACGGGCGACAAGGCGCTTGCTAATCTCCGAATCAAAGATGCGAACGATATTATCCAGATCGCCAGAACCTCCGACGGGAACGAGGGATTAACGATCAACGATATTACGCCAGATTGGATTCGGACCCGAGGAATTGACTTCGCTTGGGATTGGGCATGGACTCCGGAGTGGGGAGCGTTGGACTTTGGCGGACTACTTCCAAGTTACTGACTTTATTCCGCTTCTCTTAGGCTTTGCTGCGGGAGGAGTTGTATTTACTCTTGCCTCCTATTGGCTTTATGTGAGGATCAATAGGCTTTGAGCGAAAACGTAATCCAAACCTCTTTTGCCGCAGGAGAACTCGCGCCTTCGATCTTCGCGCGGACCGACCTTGCGACGTACCATCAAGGTCTTGCCAATTGTCGTAACTTCTTCGTGGACTATCGTTCCGGCGTCAGCACCCGCCAAGGTTCTTCCTACGTCCTCCAATGCCGGTCTTTTGGCTCTCGCCTTGTAGGCTTCTCCGTCACGACTTCAGTCACCTACATGGTCGAGTTCGGTGACCACTATTGCCGATTCTACTCCAATGGCGCTCCAGTCCTCGAATCTCCCTTCGGGATATCCTCGATCTCTAACGCCTCGCCTTCTATCGCTAATATCCCTGGGCATAACTTCGTTGTCGGAGATTGGATCTTCCTCGCCAATACCGTCGGCATGCCACAGATGAACGACCGCTTTGCGCTTGTCGCAGGCATAGTGGGCAGTCTTATCACGCTCAACGATGTCAATGGAAACCCAATCAATGCTACCTCCTTTGGATCATATTCCTCCGGTGGAACTGCGTCGCGGGTATATACTATCACCTCTCCCTACGCAGCATCCGATTTGTTCCCAAACTCTATCTCTGGAAACCCAGGGATCAAGTTTGCGCAAAGCGTGAGCGTGCTCTACATCACCCATCCTTCCTATCCACCAACGACCCTTAGCTTTGCTGCTCCGACGAATTGGTTCTTCACTACTCTCGTTTTCGGGACGCTCCTCCCTGCCCCTACCGGCCTTTCCTTGGTGGTAACCATTCCTGTCCCTGGCTCTGGGACGACGATCTCTACCACCTACCAATACGCCGTGACTGGTGTTGATGCCTTCGGAGAAGAAAGCCTCCCAGGCCTAACCTCGCAAGTCACCGTCTCCCCCGCCACAGGAAGTGGTAACATCGCCTCTGTCGCCGGGACAGCCACGATCTCTTGGACCGCAGTTCCTGGTGCGACTTCCTACAACATCTTCAAGGCCGAGATATCCTATACCGGCACGATCCCATCGGGCGCGGCCTTTGGCTTCGTTGGCAATTGCATAGGGACAAGTTTCATCGACTCTAATATCTCACCCGACTTCACCACCGCTCCGCCAATCACGAACAACATGCCTTTCGCCTCCTCGAATAATCCAGGCGCGGTTAGCTTCTTCCAGCAAAGGGCTTACTACGGCGGCTCGACGCAGTTCCCCGCGTCCTTCTGGGCCTCTCAGCCTGGGGCGTTCCAGAACTTCAACGAGTCCCAGCCTGTCCAAGCCTCCGACACTATCACAGGCACGATCGTCTCGAACCAGCTAAATCAAATCCGCCATATGCTTCCAATGCCTGGAGGCCTCATCTTCCTCACCGGGCGAAGCGCCTATACTCTCACCACCGGCCAAGGCGCGAACTCGACCCTCGCGGTGACCCCAGGCAACGCCACCCTAATGCCACAGGCCTACAACGGAGCGTCAGATGTCACCCCGCTTGTTATTAACGAGGATATCCTATTCGTCCAGGCAAAAGGCTCGATCGTACGGGATCTCTCCTATAACATCTATGTCGCCATCTATACCGGAACCGACATCTCCGTCCGCTCCAACCATCTATTCTTCCAGCACCAGATTGTCCAGTGGGCCTACGCAGAGGAGCCTTTCAAGCTCGTCTGGACCGTCCGTGATGACGGTATTCTTCTCTCGCTGACCTTTATGAAAGAGCAACAGATTTCTGGCTGGGCTAGACATGACACTCAAGGCCTGTACAAGTCCGTTGCGACGATCCAGGAGGGGCAGGTCGACGCCCCTTACTTCATTGTCCAACGGACACTCCCGAACGGGACAATAGTTCAATGGATTGAGCGAATGGCGGAAAGGAACCTTACCTATGGCGCAGAAGACGCTTGGGCAGTTGATGCAGGAATTAGAAGTAGCCTCCCTACTCCGAGTGCAACTATCCAGATATCTGGAGCTAGCGGCACCGTCGGAATTACCGCTACAGCAAGCGTATTTTCTTCTTCAAGCGTTGGCCAAGTCCTGCGAGCTGGAGGTGGTATTATTACAATTACAGGATTCGTATCGCCTACTGCAATCAATGGAACAGTCACGCAGCTTATAACACAGCTTATCCAGGACTTCTCCACTGGCGTGGGAATCCCTCCCCCCTTCGTCGCAGGCTCTTGGTCTATCGCGACCCCAGCGACGAAGTTCTACGGCCTTGACTACCTAGTCGGCCAAACGGTTTCAATTAACGCTGACGGGGGCATCGTTACGCCACAAGTGGTCGCCTCTGATGGCTCGATCACCCTCGCCTCGTCAGCAACGAAAGTCACCGCAGGTCTCGGCTTCCAATGCCAAGGCCAGACGATGCCACTTGATGTGGGCGAGCCGACGATCCAAGGGAAGCGGAAGAAGATTGCCGCTCTCAACTTCAAGTTCGCCAACACCCGAGGGGTAAAGGCTGGCCGGACCTTGCAGACGCTGATGCCGTTGAAGGACATGAATATCACCGTTCCAATCGGCTCCCCGATTCCATTGATTACCGGCGATGATCGTATCGTCATGGATCCGCTTTGGGACGTTCCAGGCCAGCTTTGGTTTCAGGTTGACGATCCTCTTCCGGCGACGGTGCTTGGGGTTATCCCGGAGGTGGTGGTGGGAGATACGAAATGAAGGTCACCGTCGAACGCGTCACCACCTTCAATCTTCGCAACCTCCTTGGATACGATTGCTCCGAGGAGTTCTTCAACCTTCATGTTTCTGGTATGACCAAGTCAACTATGATATGGCTGGGCCGCGCTGATGGCGTCGAGGCTTGTGCTATAGGGGTTATCCCGGCGACGATCTTTTCTAATAAGGTCTATCTGTGGATGATTGATTCACAGATTTGTAGGCAGCATCCTCTAAGATTCATCCGTTGGTCAAGGAGGGTTCTTAACGAAGTCCTCGAATCATACCCCACTTTAGTTGGCCTCTGTAGCTGTGAAAACGTATATGGCCGACGATGGCTTGAGTGGCTTGGAGCCAAGTTTGAAAATACTCCCATCAATAGTGGGCACTATGGGTTCACTATTGATGGGAGGGACGATCTCCTACTGTATAGGATAACCAATGGTTGACTTCGGCATTGGCGAGATGGCGCTTGCCGCGACGGTGATCTCTGGTATCACTTCTGCTGCTGGTGCTGCCTATAGTGGCATGTCTCAAGCCGCTGCGTAT